TCGTATCCTTCGGGGTGCGGTGCAGTCAGGGTTGAAAGAGAAATGCTCGGTTGTGAAGCCGGGAATCCGCCTCCTTTAGGGGGCGGAGGATGTCAAGCCTGGCTCCTGTGCAAATGGCTCACTGGTTCGAAACCTTTGTCGAGAGATACTGCGCCGCGACGAACGCGCTGATGGCGCCGCTCATCGTAGCAGTTGCGAGCCCGCTTGGATCGGCGATGGCCTTGATGGCGCCGATGTAGGCCTGCAGGGCCGTCGCAAGGTTGTTAAGAGCGGTCTGCTGAAGGTCGCCCTGTGGCGTGGGGTGCAGGCTGTCGCTTCCGCCCAGCTTGACCGCGGTGCTTGCCGTGACGGTGGCGTTACCGTTCTGGTCGAGCAGCACCTGCACACCGCCGGCCGTGCGAATGTCGATCGGGGTCGACTTGGCGTAGATGAATAGGCGGTTGTTGTCGAAGATCGGCTTGCCGCCCGCGGTGGGTTGGCGGTTCGAGCGGCTGTGTAGGATCTTCTCGATCACGGGCCGCACGGTCGAGCCATCGGGCAGGGCGACCAGGACAATGTCGCCCGGACGAATGGGCGCGAAGATCGTCACCTCGCCCGCCGAGATCCCGGCATACCGAGCGGTCACGTGCTGGCCCAGTGGCTGCAGCTCCACGTCCACGTGCACGCCCCCGCTGTCGTTCCAGATCGCGCGCGGATCGGTGTAGTCGAGATCGCCGGTGGCCGGGTCGAGCTTCGACACCGTGCCCTCCGAGTACCACCACCGCAGGTCGGTGCCCGGCGCCGCGATGGCCTTGCCCATGGCGTGAGCATCCAGGCTGCTCCGAATGTCGGTGCCAAAGACGTGGCGGGGCCGCCTCATTGCGCCCCCCTGCCGCCGGTGCCAACCCGCAGCGCCCGGTCGACGATCGCGGTGGTCTGCGCGGCCTGGCGCGCCTGGCGCTGGCCCTGGGTGCTCGTCTTGTGGATCTTCCGCTGGTCGTTGATCGCTTGATTGGTGGCGTCCATGGTGGCCGGATCGGCGTCGCGCATGTAGTTGGCCAGCTCCATCGAGCAGTGAAAGAACTCCGACTCAGCCTCGAACTTGAGGCGGATCGACCGGCAGTAGTAGACGCTCGGCAGCTTTGCCGCCTGGTAGGCCCGCTGAATCTTGGCGATGGCGTTGTTCAGCGCGACCTGGTCGACGCTGCCATTGACGACGTAGGTCCCCCAGCGATCGTTCTGCTTGGTCATCAGCTCTTGGATCTGGGTGCCGGACAGGTCGTAGAACTCGGACAGGCTGCAGATCGTCAGGTTGGTGCTGTTCGTCGACTTGGTAGCCACAGTCACGTGGACGGGCGAGCCGGCACACAGCCGCAGCAGGTCGGGCGCGTCGTTGTGGTTCTCGACCAGGCTGCCGGCCTGTTGACTGGCAACGGGATCGATATACGAGGCCAGCTCGTCCGTTTCCAACTCGAGCGTTAGCTCCGAGCGGCTGAGTTGGTGATACAGCGACGCCGCCGTGGCCTGCAGCATGCCCAGGTCGCGGATCCCGTTGACCAGGAACGTGCGAATGACGTCGATCTTGCCCGTGCCCTTGACCGTCATTTTGTTGGCCGAGTAGCCGCCCTTGCCGTGCTTGCGCTTGGGATTGTGCAGCGGATAGCGGGCCGACATAACGCGCAGGTGGGCATCGGCATCGGGGTTGTACGAGCGCACCTCGACGGCGCTGGGGCGCACCTTGCCCAGCTTGCGAGACATTTTCAGCTTCGACAGGTTGTGGCCCCACACCATGAAGCGGACGTCGGAGTTGATCACGTTCCCGTTCCCGTCGGTAAACGACCGCTTGAACCCGTCTCGCGCCCCGCCCTTGATCTGCGTGGCCTGCGAGATGTCGTCGTAAAACGTCTCGGCCGGGCACAGCAGCAGGCACTCGCCAGGGTCGACCGTGGTTATCTCACCGTTCGAGCTGGCCTGCACCGCGGGCAGAGCGGGCTTATACAGCGGCAGGCAGCCCGCCAGCTCGCAGGCCTGGGTGATAACGTCCCAGATCGACGTTCCGTCCTCGGATACGGACTTGGTCGGCACTCCCACCTGACCAGCCGGCGCGGCGTCGCCCTGGCCCTGCGGGTCGGCCGCTTCGTTGCTGGGGTCGGGCTGCTGGTTGACGTTCGTGCTGCCTGACTGGCCCGCGGCTGCGTTGCGGCTGGCGGCAGTCTGCAAAGAGCGAATGAACGTCTTGCGGTTCAGCTTCGCCTCCTGCGCCGGGTCGGCGCCGTACCAGTAAGCTCGAAACTGGTCGCCCATGGTGCCGGCCGTGGGCGGATACAGCGACAGGATCCGGTTGACGAATTTCGTGATCGCTTCGTCCGAGGCCTGCGGGTAGTACGCCCGGGCATGCGCATTGATCTTGCCGTCGATCAGCACGCCGACGTAGCTGCGCGCCTTGATGTGCACGAGTCCCGCGTCCTCGTCGTGCTCCATCTCCTCGACGTCGACCCAGCCCTTGAAGCGCCGGACGCTGGTGGGCGACGGCACCGCTTGCAAAGCCCAGGTGCCGGGCCCGGCAAAGTCGCTTGTCTTGACCGTGCCGACCCAGGCCTCGACCATGCACTCCCGAATGATCTGCGGGTTCAGCGGCATGTCCTGAAACGGGAAGCTCGCGGTCAGGCCGTCGGCGTCGCGGAAGCCCTTGTCCTCGATCTCCAGCTCGAGCGGCACCGTGACGAATTGGATCGCCCAGTCGTCGCCCTTGCCGGTGGTGCCGGCCGCCGACTTGCTGCCCGCCGCCGAGGCTTTGGCCTGCCTGCTCTGCTGCGCCGACGTGCTGCTGAGCGAAATGGCGTCGGCCGTGGACTTCGTCTGGCCCAGGCCCCGGGCCGCGAGCGCCTGCGCTAGCTGCTGCTCCGTGACAGCCATGTCGCTTTGTGCCTGCACGGTGGGCTCGGCGTAGGGCTGCGCCCCGTCCTGCGCGTCCGAGTCGTCGCTCGCGCCAAAGTCGGCTAGACGCACGAACAGCCGAAGGAGGCATGCTGGCCTGTATGTCCTCGGTTCGGGCACCTACCCGCCTCCCTGTGCGCCTGGCGCAGGCTGGGTGCCAGTTGGCCCGAGGGCGGTGGTGCTGGTGCCCTGCACCAGCTCGATCAGCGCCTGCTCGGCCCCGGTGAGACGCGGAACGTAAATGGCGGGGGCCCCGTCGTCCGACGCGCCGGTCGGCGTGGCTGGCACCTCGGACGAGGCCAGGTTGTTGTAATCGGCAATGACCCACCACAGGTCGGGGTTGCCGTAGATCTCCGGGCGGGCCGCAATGTCCCTCAGGTCGCTGCCGGCGGGTGGCCGCAGGATCGCAATAACGTCTGGGACCTGCCGGCTTGCCAAAGCCGCGGAGGCAACTGCGGCCTGACTTGCTAGCAGGTCCCAGGACTCTATCAGGCTGTATTGGGCCGTCTGGCCGTCGAGGCGCGCCAGGGGATCGTCGGTGGGGTAGAGCGCCAGTTTCGCCTGAACTGCCTGCTGCTGGATGGCCTGGCCCAGGGCGGTCCAAGCCGGCCCGACGGGGCTTACTCCCAGGCCGGGCCACAGCCCGCAGAAGCTTCCTATCGCCGCGCGCCCGTTGGCGCATGCGTTGATGATCTGGTCGCAGATCCCGCGCACACGGTCGGCCACGCTGCTCGGCAGGTTGGCCACGTCGCTCAGCGCCTGGGTGGCGGCGTTGACGACGTTGACCCCGTTGATGATCGCGTTCTGCACGTCGTCCAGCGCATCGGACAGCGTCAGCATCGCGCTGGTGGCGCTGCCAATGGTCGCGAAGGCAATGTCGCTCCACGAGGACGTGTGGTCCTTGGTCTGGGTCAGCTGGTCGTTCAGCGCCGAGAAGTCGCTCGACGGGGTGAACTGGCTGGCAAACGTGGGCGCCGTGGTCTGCAGGGCTTCGCCCCGCCATTCGAACTCGCAGGTCCACTCCACGTCCTGGGAGCGGTTGTACCCAGGGTCGAAGCGCTTGATGATGCCTCGGCGCACGATCGCGGGGTCGGTGCCCTGGGTCAGCTGCCGGCCGCCCCACCTAACCTCGACCGGGATAGCCTGCTTTGCCAGCAGCTCGAACTGAAGCACGAGCTGGCGGGCCATGCCCTCGCCCAGGTCGACGTCCATCCAATGGCCCTGCATCGTGCTGTTCGGCGTGATGGGGCCGCCGACTGTCTGGGTGGCGACGGGGTTGCCCGGGTAGTAGGTCGACTTCACCCGCTGCTCGGTGGGAAAATTCACCTTCTTGAACGGCAGGGCCGTCCCCGTGAGAGCGATCGGCGCGTAGCCGCCCTCGAGCGGCGTGATGGTGACCAGGCCTTGCTCGGTGTTGTCGGACACTAGATCGTCCTCGTGGTTGCGCCCTGCGGGTTATGGGCCAGGTCGATGACGTCGTTGATCGTGCGGTGGAAGATCCGGTCGGGGTCGCGGTCCTTGAAGTCCTGCGTGATCTCCAGGTGCTGAATGTTGACCTGCGGCGGCTTGCGCATCTCACGCATGGAGGGCGGCTTGGTCGAGTCGCCGCTGGCCCCGAACAGGTTGGCCAGCACCTCGGCCAGCCGGTCGGCAAATTCCTTCTGCACCTGGTCGGTGTTGTAGTAGGCCTTATTCGCGTCCATGCCCAGGGCGCTCAGCTGCTGGCTTCGGGTCTCGGCCGTCATGGTCGAGTAGGCCTCTTTCGCAGCCCCGACGTTGACCTTGCCTCCTTCGCCCACCACGCCGGCACCGTAGGCGGCCTTCAGGGCGATGTAGGCCTGATGGGCCTGCTTTGCCGTGTCGGCACTGTTGCGCCCCAGCTCGAGATCCTTGTCCGCCATCTCGCGATAGGTATCGAGCGCGGCGACGATGGCCTTGCCCGACCCGCCGGCCAGAACACTGTCCTTGCCGAACTGCGCCTCCTTGGCAATGGCGTCCGTGTGCCACTTGTCGATCATGCCGGCCAGGGCCTCGAGACCAACGTACAGGACCCCTAGCGCCTCGGTAACCCCGAAGGCCTTGCTGGCCATGCCGGCCAGGTTCCCAACCGTACTCTCCAGCCCGCCCTTCATGCCCGTCTCGATGGCCTTGGTCGTGGCACCGCCCAGGGCGGTCGCCGCGGGGCCCCCGATGTTGACCGTTGCGGCCGAGACGTTGACCACCGCGGCCCGCATGGCGCCACCCGCCTCGCCGCCTGCAGCGGCACTGCCCTTGCCCCACTGGGCAAGCCCACCGGCCATGCCGGCCAGTTTGTTCGCCACCAGGATGCCGACAATTGCGCGCCAGTGGTCGGCGGTGAACTTCGAAGCGCCCTCGATAGCGTGGAAGGCCCACACCAATTTATCGCCGAACTCGTGCGCCAGGCTTTGCCCGCTGGCCCGCACCTCGCCCAGGTGGTGCGCCCACTCGGCAAAGTCGTGGGACACCTCTTTGAACACGGGCCCGGTTACGTCGCGGGTCAGATCGTCGATGGCCTTGCGCACGTCGAACATCGACCCGCTGATGCCCTTGCCCATGCCCTCGGCCGCTGGCACCAGATCCCCCAGCGCCTTTTGGATGGCCGCAAAGCGCTTGGGCTCGCTCATCTTGTGGAACTCGGCGATGTTCCCAATCGAGAACCGCAGCGCCTTGGAAAAGTCGTCCATGACCCGCATGTTGCCCGTCAGGGCCATGCGCGACATCTGAGTCGAGGCGCCCTCGGCGCTCACGCCCAGCACCTTCTGGACAGCGGCCAGCTTTTCGGTGACGTCGATCTGCTGGGCCTGCGACAGGCCGTAGCGCTCGCTTAGGGCATAGGACGCCTTGTAGACCTCGGCCAGGTCGGCCCGGGTCATCTTCAGGCGGCTCTCGTCCTTCTCGAGCTTGTTGACAACCTCGTGCCCCTCTTCCAGCGACTCGGTCCAGCGCTCTTGCGCGCTGGTGCCGGCCTTCCAGCCGCCGAAGGCAAAGGTTACGCCCGCGATCTTCTTGGCCGAATCGTCGACGACGACGTTCGCGCTCTTGGCCTGGCCCAGCAGGTCGCGCAGGCCGTACGAGAGGCCCACAGCGCCCAGGGCCCCAATTGCCATGTTCTTCGAAAAGCCCTTGGCGCTGCTCGATGCGTGCGAGAAAGCGTTGTCGACCTGCTGGAAAGCCTTCGACAAGGACGCGGCGGCCGGCGTCGCGTGGTCGGCGACTACAAAGTCAAGGCCCTCAACCTGTGTAACGTTGTCGCCCATGGTGCTAGCTGCTCGGCCGTTTCTTTTGTTCCCATTCGATCAGCCGACTTAGGGCGCCGTTGAAGGCTTGCAGGTCAGATCGGCTGCGGCTGAAAATCTCCGTTAATGGCTGGTGTCCGTAATAAGCGGCGTATGCCACCTCGTCCCACAGTCCTTGCAGTGCCCCCGCCCTTACACCTCCGTCTTTGCGCTCCCGAAAAAACTGTCGGTTTCCTCCTGGTTGGGCAGGCAGACCTTGCCGAAGCCCTTGATGACCAGGTCCCGCACCTTGTTGGAAAAGCCGTCGAAGATCGTCTCGGCCTCGTTGTCGGTCCAGGTGACCACCTTGCCGTCAACCGCGTACAGTCCGCGCTTGGCCCCCGCCTCGCCAAAGTGCTTGGCCTCCATGGCCGCCTTGATCTCGGACACGGTCAGCTGCCGGATCGTGACTGTCTTGGGGTCGCCGGCCAGGCGGACTGACTCGGGAAGGGTGAAGGTGGTTCTGGGGAGCCGCGCTATGGCGTCGAGTAGGCCCCCGGCCAGGTTGAGTGAATCGGACATGGTTTGCCTCCTTGGTCCTGTGTGCTGTGCTGCTGCTCAGGCTAGTAGTTGGGGATATAGCGGTCGCTCTTGGCCGCAAAATTCATGACCTGGAAAGTCTCGCGGCCGGCGTTGATCAGGCCTCCGGGATCGGAGAACTTCAGGTCGGGCACTGTGATCCTCGCCGTCTGTCCCGAGGGGAACAGAATGTAGAAGGCGAGGTTGACCTGGTAAGCGGCCAGGTTCTGCCCGCTGCGCGCCCGCGCGTAGAGCTGCGACTGCATTTGCAGGATGCCCAGGCCCTCGGGCTGCACCGAGAAGGTCACGTCGATCTCGTCGAAGATCTCGCGGTGGCGCTTGGCCGCCTCGCCGATCAATCCCTCGGAAATCAGCGTGAAAACCGGCTTGAAGTCGTTGGCCTTGACGGCCGTGATCTCCGTGATGAGGGCGCCACCTTGGCTGATCCGCAACGTGCTGTCGCGGCCTAGAACTCGATAATCACCGGGCATGGGTTGCTCCTTTGGGTTACGCCACCTGGGCGATGACCACGTTGGGTCCGATCTGGGTATTGATCACGATGGTCTTCATGGACCCGTTCATCTGCACGTTGGCAATGAACAGGTAGACGCCTTGCGCGTTTAGGGTCGGACTGTTGCCGGCCGCCGCGCCCTCGAGCACCTGGTAGGCTGCGGCCCGGGCATCGCCAATCGGCGGATTGACCAGGCTTTCCAGATACACGGTCATGTCGCTGGCGAACGCATCGGCGCGGCTCGTGGTGCCGGGCTTCTTGGCGTACTTCGACGCCAGGAAGAAGATCATGTCCTGAATCTCGTCCGCAAAGCTGCGGCGGTTGTCGTCGACCCGGTTGTTGTACGTGACGGGGTTGGCCCCGGTCACGCCGCTGTAGAACCACCAGCCGGCATTGCGATCCTGGACCAGCCAGGCAACCCCAGCGGCCTTCATCGCGATGTAGTCCGTCTCGACAAGCGGGTTGATGGTGAACAGCGTCTCTTGCGCATCGACGTTCTGGATGTTGGCATTCTCGGGATCGCCAACACTGGTCAGGTACTCGCTCTCGCCGTTGTTGGCCAGGTTCACCTTCATGGCCGCGCGCGCGCCGCAAGCGCTGATGGTGATGTCGGCGTTCAGCTCGGTCGAGAAGACCTGCACGTAGGGGCCGCACACCCAGTAACGATCGGCGTCGGCGCCAACCACCGAATCGGCCGCGACCTGGCCCTGGTACAAGGCCTCGACGGCGACCGCCTCGGTGCCGGCGGTGCTGATGCCCTGCCGGCTGGTGACCATGGCCACGCGGCCGCGACCCACGGCGCTCGAGTTGACAGCGTTCTGCCAAAGGTTCTTGCGCATGGTGGACGCGGTGGCGTTCGCCATGTGGAAGTTGCGCGCCGACCAAATGACCACGATGTCGTTCGTGGCGTCGGTGCCCGGCAGCGTCTTGCTGATTGCGGCGGCGTAGTTGGCCGCAATGCAGTCGGAGAGCGACGAGGCGGGCTGGGTAGCGCCACCCGAAGGGGCATAGACGTCGGTGCCAGCGTCGGCGCCGTTTACGGTCGAGACGCTGCCGGTGGCGATGGTGCTCAGCGAGCCAGGGATCGGCGTGCCGCCGGTGGCGTAGTCGATCGGCACCGTGATCGGGTTCGAGCCCGCGGTGGTGGCCTTCTGGCCCTTGACGAAAAAGCAGGTGGCCCCAAGCGTGGCCCCGGTGCTCACGAAGGTAAGCTGTCCGCTGGCCAGGTCCTGCTGTAGCGAGATGCCGACCGCAATGGCGTTCGAGGTGACGGTGGTCCCGGCCGGGATCGTCAGCTGCTGGCTGAGCGCGACCACGGCGGTTGCCGAGCCCAGAACCGCGTCGGCAAAGCGGGTGCCGGCGGGAATCACCAGGTCTTTGTTCGTTACCCCGGCCGTTTGGTCGGCGGCGTTAACCGTGACGGTGAACTGCACGTAGGCCTTGGAGCTGCCGCCGTTGGCCGTCACCATGTCGCAGTCGACCCGCTGAATCACCAGGCCGCTGATGGTTTTGCCCTTCAGCTCGGCCCACACGTTGCCATCGAACGCCCCGCCCGAGCCGTCCTGCACGTCGCTGCCGCTCGTCCATGGGCCATTGGGGCCGCTCTGGCTCAGCAGCGTGAACAGGCCGGCATTGGGGAAGTAGAGGCTGGTCACATCGGCCGGCGCGTTGACGACCGTCGGCACGAACGGCCCCTGCAGGCACTCTCCAACGAGAACGCCGCGAACCGTGCCGGTGCTGGTGGGCAGGTTGGGCCCTGCATTGTCGACGGCGACGATCTGCTCCAGCTCGGTCAGCTGCTGCAGGCTGGGCATTTGGGTCGTGCGCAAAATGAACATGGAGATCTCCTTTACGAGGTGGTCACCGGGCTAGTCGAAATGGGGTTGCCAATCAGATCGGTGATGTTCTTGATCACCGTGATGGCCATTATGGGAACCGCGTGCAGCTCGACCTTGGGGGCCTGCACTGACACGACGAAAGTCGCCTCGCGCTGGTTACGCATTGCCGCGTCTTCCGAGTCGCTGTTCGCGCCTCCAATCAGCGAAGCCCGGGCGGTCATGCCCCAGTATTCCGGCAGGTGCAAAAGCAGGCCGTAGCGGCTCTGCTCGTTTGGGAATAGCAGATCCTGCTCGCCTACCACGTCGCCGGGCATTACCAGGTGCTGAAAGGCATCCTCGACCATCAGCTTGAGCCTCGACCGCATGGCCGACGAGCCAGCCCGGAGCGCCACCGTAAAGCGGTCGGTCATTTCACCGGTCCGCCACAGGCCGAAGCTCGGGGGCCCGGGCGTGGCTGGCGTGATCGTCTCGACGGTGTCCTCGAGCAGGGCCGGCGACAGCGCCGCGTCGGGATCGTAGGCCCACTCGGGCGGGCCCACCACGCAGGCGGCTGGCGGGTCGTACTCTTCCCCGGGGGCCGGCCACTGGTCGAACACGTGGTTGAACTTCACCACCTGGCCGTCGACCAGGCGGCTCACGTTCTGAATCACCCGGGTGATGGCCAGGGCGCAGGCATCGCGCACGTCCATGATGGCGGAGCGGCTGTAATCCGTGGCCTGCATTTAAGGCCTGCCCTCCGCGTCGGCGATGGCGTTGTGGCAGGCCTGCCGGCATGCCTTGATGATGTCGACCGAGGCCCGCTCGAAGACGTGCTTGGCAGGCAAGCCGCGCCGCTTGATGGCAGCCGCAATGGCGAACGCAATCGACAGCTCGGCACTCTTGAGCACCGACTCGTTCGTGGCGAGCTTGTGCCGGTGCACCCAGTCGACCAGGGGCTGAATGGGCGGAAACGTGCCAGGCCGGCGCCCCCGCTCGATGATCGAGGCGTAGACGCTCTGGCTGAAAATGCGCACACCGTGCGCGATGTTGACCACCTTCCAGGATCGCTCGTAGTCGCCCCGGTCGAAGGCTGGGCGCGGCTGCGCGGCCCGGTTGGCCTGCACCACGAACATGCGACCGCGCTCGTGCATCGTTCGGCGCGCGGCCTTTACCGCTGCGTCGTGGCGCTCCTTGGGCACGCGCGAGATGTAGCCGGCCAGGTCGTGCATGTGAATCTTGCGGATCACGACGGCACCTCGGGCTCTACCTCGTAGCTGGTGGATTGCTTGGTCAGGGGCAAGCTCCACGACATGGCCGAGCGGCTGAGCATGGGTACGGCACCGGGAGTAAAGCGCCTGGGCTTGGGCGGCGGCACCGTCTGGCGGTCCTCCCGCACCTCCCAGAAGAACTCGACGTTGGCCAAGTTGGTCTGCTGGCGGGCAGGATTGCGCAGGTCCGGGGTCCGGCCGCGCAGGTCGTCCTCGCTATACTTGGCGCTGATGCGGTCGATAAAGATGCCGCCAGCCTCGGTCATACCGAATTGCGACATGAGAAACGAGGCCTGGGACATGTCGCGCACCCGCGGGGTTGGCAGGATCTCCCGGCGCGAGATCTCCCGCGGCCGGCCCACTCCCTTTTCGCCTGCCCACTGCCAATGCACCAGAAACACGCGGTAGGGGCGCAGGCCTAGATCCGTCCCTATCTGGCGAATCTCGTCCAGCGACGGACCCAGGCTGCCAGCCAAGCTTCGGGCGAACTGCCCGGGCGCCAGAGGGTGCACCTTACCCGCGACCTCGGGCAGCTCGGCCCGAATGTCAGCTGGCGTGGTCCGGTCCTGGGGCATGGCTAGTCGGTGTCCCCCGCCACGATGTAGCTAACCGTCGACCCGTCGCCTACGACCTTGATGGCCGTCAACTCGTCGCCCAGGGTGGGCAGAAACATCATGAACAGGCCCCCGGCGCTCAGAGGCACAAGCTGGTCGGTGCCGGCCGCGCTGGTGAGCTTGAGCTGAACACTGTTGCCCACCACCACCGCCACAATGACGCGCACCTTGGTAATGCTGCCCAGCTCCAGGGTGACCGGCGGGTTGCTGCCCGTGGCCCCTACAATGTCGCGCTGATTTTCCAGCTTGGCCGCTGCGGTGTATCGGAAGCTCGTGTCGACCGGGCCGGCGCCCATGGCCGACATGCCCAGCGAGATCGCGTTCAGCATGCCCTGGTGGACTACAGACGATGGGATGGACATCAGTGCCTAACTCCAATCGCCCCGACGTTGGGGCCCCGGGTCTGCGAGGGCAAGAAGTGTGCGATCTCCGCACTCCAGGCAATGGGCGATCCAAGCTGCCGGGCCAGCCGCACGGCCCACCAGCCATACTCCCGGCGCAGCTGGTCGATCTCGTCCTCGCGCATTTCGATCCCCTCGGCCTTGCTGGCCTTAAGGCGAACGCGCGCGTCCGAGATCTCCTGGTCGCACTTGTCGCACTCTGTCAGCACCCGCCGGATGATCTCCTCACCGGCGGGCAGAATCATGTTGAAGGCCTGCTGTAGCATGTAGGAAAAGGGTGTGGGAAGGGGCGCGCCGATCGACATCGACGGTTGCATGGCTAGGTTCGGGTACTCAAGATGGTACCGAATCCGAGCCTTTTCCTCTTCCGACAGCACGGTGCGGGCTACTCCTTGACCGGCTCCAGCTTGACGACCTGCTTGATAACCGCCCACACCTTGGGAAGGTAGTGGTTGCGGCTCAACACCTGGCCGCGCGCGAACGTGGTGCGGACCACGCCGAGCATGACCTTCGTGTCCTCGACCACGCGCCAGAGGACCGGCTGGTCGGACTGAGGCGCACCGACCGGCTTGGCCGGCTTGGCCGGCGGAACCGGGGGCTTCTCTTCGGGCTTACCACCCGCGGCGAACTCGTCCGGGGTCAAGGCGGCATCGGCCACCGACGCGGGCTCGGGTTCTTTGTTCTCGGTACCCTTGTCGGGCGTGCCCTTGGGGGCCTTGGGAATCAGGGCCATGGAAGCTCCTTTGCGCGAATGGTTGGTCGGGCGGGGAAAGAGGTGGGGCGCTGGACTCCAGCGTGTTGTGCTACGTCGCTAACCCGCGACGGGGGTTGCACAGCGGCGAGAGTCCGGCGCCATGGCATAAGCCACAGACGACTGAAATTCGGTCGGTCCACCAGTGGGGGGCAAAGCCCCCCGATGACCGCAAAACCCAACCGAAGTTGGGTGCGCCGTCAAAAGCGGGCGTGGACGGCCAGTGACCAAACCGGCCGAACTCGTAACCGCTGCCATCAGGCGCAACTGCGGTGCTAAACCGGCATGTTCGTATGGGCGAACGCACAAGGCGTCACCACCATGCCGGCGGACCAGAGGGCAGCGACACGACCGCGTGCCCCTACGGCTGCCACAGGCGAGCCCAGGTCCAAACATCGGCCCGAAGGCCGAACCTAAAGCAAGGCAGCCCGTCGGCGCTTTTGCGCCGGTCGTGCCGGGTCTGCCTTGCACAGTAGCCACAATTGCCTCTTCGTGACTGCGGCCGGGCCTACAGGCTTTCGACCACGCAGACGCGCTTGTACCGAGCGGCGTCGCCAGTGGCGGCGTCGGTGCGGCACGGCCAGTCCATGAGGCACTTCCAGATGGACGTGACCATTTCGTTCAGCACGTCGATCGGCGCGCGAATGAACACCTGCACGCGGTCGGCGTTGACCTCGACCCCGTTGGCCGTCAGGCGGGCCGGCTGGAACTCGCCCACTTCGCCGTTCACGCCGGCAGCCGTGATCAGGCCCGACATGTCGTTGAAGTACTCGTACACCGCCTCGGCGCCGATGCAGATCGGACGCTGAATCTCGTCGCCGCTGGCGTTATACATCTCACCGCCGAAGCGCTCGCCTTTGCGACCGCTAACGTAGGTGTTCTGCAGGCCACCGACCACGTTCGACGCGCGCGGCGTCTCGGTGTCGACGAACACCAGACCACCCAGGATCGTCCCGAGCGCAAACTCGGTGAACCAGTAGTGGTCGGGCAAGCTGGTCAGCAGGCGCTGCGCCTCGTCCGTGGCGAACAGCTCGGACTTCGACGTGCTGTTGAAGTGCCAGTGGTAGTAACCGTCGGGCAGCTTGGGCACGTTCTGATCTTCGAGGCGCGCCACCGCGGCCCGATAGAGATCGTACGTGAAGCCCATGTTGGCCCCGGTCACGCTGTCGATGCTGTTCCCGCCACTGGCGCGAACCATGTACGAGGCGTCCATCGACCAGATCGCATCGCGGGCCGAGAGCGTTACCGTCTCGAGCACCGTGAGGGTTCCCGGGCCGGTCTGGTCGCCAGCCGTGGCCGGCGTGTAGCCTACGACCGTCGCGGTGTAGTTGGTCCCGCCGTGGCTGAAGGTGATGGAGAGGGGGTTGTTGCTCGACACGGCCGCGAACTGCACGGGCTCGCCCGCGGGCAGGTCGGGACGACGCGCGGTCGTGAACCCGTTGAGGCGCTGCACCGGGATCGTGCTGGCACCCGAGACGGCGGCACTGGCCACGGTCCAGCCGCTCATGCCTGCGTTATACAGGTTGTCGCGCACCTTGCGGTTCAGCGACTGGGCGGCGTGCAGGCCGAGCTTGTGCAGGTTCTCGGTTAGCAGGTTGACGATGGCGAGCGCGCTGGTGGGCATGTGGGTGTCGGGCGCGCGACCCACATACTCGTGCAGCTGCATGTCCCACTGCTCCTTCGTGTAGTCTTGCGCGTCGGGCGTGTCGCCTGGGACGATCGGCTCGGTCACAGGCTGCATGAGCCCGGTGCCCGTGAAGATGAAGCGGTCGCCGGACTGGCCGGGCTGGCTAATCGACGGCGCCTCACCGCGGAACAGGTTGCGCGGGTACAGGGGGTCGAGGAACTGGCGGACCAGGCTGTTATCCTGGACCAGCTCGCGGGTCGTCGGATCCTGGAGAATGGCGGAGAAATTGAGATCGGGCATTGGTTTCCTCTTTGTGTTGGCAGTTTCGGTTCTTATCGATCAACGACCCGCGCAGTCCCCTTGACTAGCCGAGCCCCGTAGCAAAGCCCCGCACACCCTTGGACCGCATGTGCCGGTGAAACTCGGTCTTGCTCATGCCCATGGCGCCGGCTGAAGTGGAGCCGTTCGTCCGGGCAAGTTGGCCGCTTGCCGCTGCGGGGGTGGGTGCCGGCGTCGACCCAGGGACTTCCCCAGACGTGCCGGTGGTGGCCAGGACTTCGACCTCGTTGAACAGGAGCGGGTGCGTCTTGCGCAAGCCGCTGAAGAACTTGGCCTCGTCCATGAGGGCCTGCTCCTCGGGGCTCTTGCCGGACTGCGCTCGCTCGTACAGCGTGATCGCGTAGTCGACGTCCTTTACCCCGACGTTCATCGCAATGCGGGACAGCTGGGTGCGGGCCGCTTCTGCATCGGCCTGCCGCTTCAGCATGCGGTTTTGCTTGCTGAGCTTGGCGTTTTCTCGCCGCAGCTGCTCCGCCTCGCGCAGAGCGCGGTGGTCCTGGCGGGTCGGCCTGGGCTGCTGCTGCTGCTGATCCGGCTGGCGCGGTTGCGCCTGCTGGCCGCGGGGCGGCTGCTGCCCTTGCCTGCCGTTTCGGGCCGGCGGGGTGGTGGTGGACTGCTGCGTGGTGGTCCGCAAGCTGTCCAAGTGCTGGAGCATCGACTCGTGATTCGCGAAGCCCCGGGCCTGCGCTTCCTTGTCCAACTCGGCCCTGTACGCTGCACGTCCCGCCTTGGTGGCCTGGTCAAGCCGCTCTTTGAAAGCTCGGGTGGGAAGTGTCACGTTCTTGCCTTGTGGAAGGATCGGCGCGGTGCTGGTGCTGTCGCTCGCTGCTGCCGGGGGTGCCGGCAAAATGGGATCGGCTGCTGGAATGACTGCTGGTGTCGGTTGTGCTGGCGTGGGGATTGTCGGATCAGGCATGACTCGCTCCTCGTGGGGCTCTACTCGTCTTGTCGCGGTCTACCGGCTGTATCGTCGCCGTCGTCACGAGTGACGACAGAGGCGGGCTGGAGCACGCGAGTTGCCGAGTCACGTTTGCGCGCAACAGGGACGCCCCCGGTGAATCCGGGGCTGGCGTATGTTGCGCGCGCGTTCATGGGTTGGAATGAAACTGTGTTGCGTGCCCTACGGCCTACAGCGCGTCGGGCGGAAGCAGGGCCGAGGCCTGCTGCGAGAGATCGCTCTTCGAGTACATCGCCGAGCAGTGGGTCACCAGGTCGCCGGCATAGAAGGTCAGGCCGGTGCCGCCGTCCCAGTAGACCTGGCCGCTGGTGAGCACCGCCGTCGGGTCACGCACGATCTGCTTGACGCCGGTGGCGCTGCCGCCGGAGACCGTGGTCGCGATGACCTGGAACAGGCCGTTGTCGGTGGGGGCCTGGGACAGCGTCGCCTTATTGCTGGTGACAGCAAGGGCCACGTCGGTCAACCCGCCGGTCAGCTTGTTGACCTGCGCGATGAGCAGCAGCACGGCAGCCGCGAGCGCGGACTGGTCGGCCTGGGTGTAGCTGGCACTCGCGGGGCTGGCGATGCCTGTGGCGGCGATGGCGGCGTTGGGCGCCAGCATGACCGAGGCGAGATCGCCGCGGGGGAGCTTCTTGTTGGCGTCGGCTTGGACTCCAACAATGGCGCTGTTCAGCTTCTGGCGGACGGTGAGGACTGACGTTGTCGTGCTGGCCATGGGTCGTATTCTCCGTGGACGGTGGTTGTGGCGGAGGAGCTACCTGCTACTCGACGCCCTCGCTGCCGCCCCGGGGGGCGACGGGACTTTCGCGCTCGTGAAGCGGCATTGCGGTCGAGGTGGTGTCGTTCTCGGCCGGGGTGCGCCCTTCGGGCGTGCCGTGCTTCTGGTCGTATTCCTTCGTCGTGTTGCGCTCTGCTTCGGACATGGATCTTCTCCTCGCTGGGCCCGCCCCTTAAACCGGCGCGGGACGCTTGTGGGTTGCGGGCTTCGTTTGCTGCTCGAGCAGCGGCCGGGATCGCTTTTTGCCCATTTCGGCCGGGTAGCTATACCCAGCCCCGGTCGGGTGACCGTCGGGAGCGGCGTGCTCCTCTTCGGTGCGAATGTTGCCCCGCTTGCCAGAGAGGGCCAGGGCCCTGCGGCGGCCGGGGGACATGGGCTCTGTCTTGAACGGCATGGCTACTTCCTCCGAGTGGTGGTGCCCTCGACAGGGCGCTCGCGCTGGACGTAGTAGGGCAGCGTCCGCGAAAGGTTTTGCGGCTTGACCGCGATCTTCTTCTTGGCGCCCTGGCCCTCCACCGACACGCCGCTGTCGGGATCGGCTGGCGGGTCCTGGTCGAGCAGGTGCGTAAAGCCGTGCTCGCGCTGAACAAAATGCGGGTCGACCATGGGCAGCGCGCGCGTTCGGTCGACCCGGTTGACCCCAGCCGATGCCGGGTCGGCAAAGCGCTGCGGGTCCTTCAGGTTGCCGGGCATGGGTTAGTGACCCTTCGCGTACGAGCAGGTCCTCGAGCAGACGCAGGTGGCGCCCCGCTCGCAGCCACACTCGCAGCCCGGGCAGCCGCAGACGCAGCCGTTATCGTCGTCGTCGTCGGCCGCCTGCTTTTCCTTTTTGTCGGGGTCGTCCTCGCCCTCGTCCCCTTCACCCTCTTCATCCCCGTCACCAGCGCCGTCGCCCTCTCCGTCGCCGTCACCCTCGCCCGCGCCGTCTTCCTCCTGGCGCACGACCGCGCGGCACCAGCCCACGAAGCCGTCCACGTCCTCCAGGTCGAGCGCCTCGCCCAGCTTGCGGAAGTCCTTTTTGCCCGCCGTCTCGACTGCCCAGTTGGTGAAGGCATGGACGGTCTCGGCGTCCAGCGTCTCTTCCAGCTGCTCGACGCCGGCCTTTGGCTGGTCGTCGCTGCCGGTGCGGAACTCGTCGACGATCTCGTTGATGGTGGGCACCGCCTCGCGGAAGTCGTCGGTTAGCGACTCGACCGTGGGCTCGTCCTCGTCGTCGTCCCCTTCCCCGTCTTCGTCCCCATCCTCGTCGTCGTCCTCGTCGGCACCGTCGGCCCCCGTGTTCTCGCCCTGCCCGTCGTCTCCAGCCTCGGCGTGCTCGGCTTTCTTCTTGCCACCCTGCCCTTCGTCCTCGTCGTCGGCTTCGTCGCCTTCCTCGTCGGCCTCCTCGGCCTTGGACTGTTGCAGTAGCGCCTTCAGTTTGCGGGGCGGTAGTTGGCTGGTCATGGTCGTGTGCCCACCAGTAAGGACCCCGCCCCGGCGTCGTGTCAACATTATTTCGTAATGATTCCGCGAGTTTAGCTACGGCGCCGCTGTGGGTGCGGCTGTGGTTGCGCCTATTTAGGCCGGTTTTTTCGCTACAGGTGTAGCGGCGCGGGTGGCCAGCATTGGCGCGCTGCCCGGCCCGAGGCGCCTGGAAGCAGGCCGGGCGGCCCTTACAGCGGGATCCGGCGCCCGTTCGAGTACCGCCAGCCGGGCACGCCCCACTCCTTTTTCCAGGCGTGGATGCTCTCGCGCCCGTTGGGCCGGCAGGGCGGCACGGACCATGACTTGCCTACCAGTCCCTCGGGGACCTGCGTCTCGCCCTTGGCGTCGGGGAACGGCGCCGTGGCGGGCATCGTAAAAAGGCCACCCGGTGGCGCCACCTGCCCCATCATCGCAATACTGTCGACGCCAACCCTCGCATCGAGTGGTTGTCCGTCGGGGCTGCAGAACTCGATCCACTGGCTCATTAGGCCCGGGTCCTCCTTGGCCAGCTCGCCGATCCCGTCGGCGTGCGAGCGGTTCACGCCATAGCAAACCTCGGTGCGGGCCACGCGCTCGGCCCGCCACCACTCCTCGCCGATCACGCTGTGCACCCGCTTAACCGCGCCGTCCAACGTCTCGCCGATGGCCATGGACATCCCAAGCTCGTCCTCCATGCGGCCGACCATCTGCGCCCCGTAGCGCTTCATGCTGGTGGCATGCTGGCGCATTAGGGTCACGCGGCCCTTGCCAAGCACGCCGGCAAAGCGCGCAGCCTCCTCGAGCGGCACCACGGGCTCGTGCCCGGTGTAGTGCTTTTCCAGGCGCTTATAATCCCTGACCAGCATATGCAGGCTTTCGACCTGGGCCTCGCGGCTGGCGGCGTTCAGCTCGCCCAGCAGCTGGTCGTCAAGGTAGATCTGCCCGGCCCGCAGCTGGGCAAGGGTCATGCGCAGGTGGTGTGCCGTGAACGTTGTCGAGCCCTTGCCCAGGCGCTCGAGCTTGCGCAACACCTCGGCCGCCGACCGCTCGTACACGGACTTCATGCGCTCGACGGATCCGCGCTCGATGATGCGGTCGAGCGTCTTGCGGTGGCTCGAGACGACCTGCTCGTAGAAGCTGGCCATGGTGCCTCCTTGCCAGCTACCAGCCCGGCAGCGCGTCGCCGCCCGGCCGCAGCCCGGTTAGATCTACCCACTGCCCTTTCCAGTCCCTTTGCCAGGTCGGGCCCGGGCAAGGGTCCTTGCCGGCATGGGGCAGCACCTGCAGCGCCATCAGCCCTTCTTTCCTTCGGCCGCCTGGCGCGCCTTGATGGCCGCCTCTTGTGCCTGCGCCTTGGCCAGCGTGGTCCGCTTGCCGAGCGGTCGCTTCCCGTCGTGTGTCCATAGCTGAGCGGTGCCGTCCTTGAAGTGCTTGATCATGATGGTGGCGGCCAGCGTGTCGCCCGTGGCCTTGCTAACCACGGTGGGCTCGCCCTGGGCCGCGCCGAAGATCGTGGCGATGGCCTCTCGCAAACTCCCAACCTGTCTCTTCCTTTTCGCTTCCAGCGCTCGATAGCCATCGAGAAACGCCGCCACCTCTTCGCACACCTCCATGCGGTCGAGCGGGTGGAGCGCATCAAAGCCCCGAATGAATGCCTGCACGCAAGCGTGCTGCGAGCACTTGCACAGCTCATCGATCTTTTCCGACGCCATGGTGTCAGCTCCTTGCCAGCCTGGCTGGGAACAGCCCCAGCACACGGCGGCTCCAATCGTTGGCCCTGCACCTCTCCGAACCGTCGTAAACGGCAACCGCGGCCGCGAGTGCTTTGCACAGCAGCAGGCACCGGGCCAGGTGCCGGGCCGTTGCTTCGAGGTTCACCCTGGCGTCCAGCAGGTCGGTCAGGGTCAGGCGGGGCGCTGCCGACTTGCCGGGTATGATCTGGCCCAGGCCGACCGCCCCGCTGCGCCGGTTGATGGCGCCCGGTCGGCAGGTGGACTCGGAGCCCACCAGGTCGCCCAGCACCGCCGGCCGCAGCAGGAACCTATGTGCCATCTCGCGGATCAGCGGCGCCCACTCGGCGCCCTTACTGCCGCAGCGCCGGGCCAGCGCCTGGTCGAGAGCATCGGCGCGCGCCAGGCCCGACCAGCACGACGCCGCGCCCACGAGCAGGAGAAAGCGCCAGCTCACCGGAAGCTCCTGCTGGCCGTCTTGAGCGCATCAATCTCGCTGCGCCCGCGCCTGCGCTCGGACCAGAAAACGCGCCGCTGGTGGTGGTTCAGCTTGGTCAGCACGGGCAAGGCGCGCTCGGTAATCTCGACCGCCTTGGCCCGCCGGCCAACTGTACAAGAAACGGCTTTTTGGTGCAGATCCATGACTACTTGCTGCCCTTGCGCCCGGGCATGGGCTCGGGCTGCTCGTCGTGTTCGATCTCGCGCTCGCGATCGTGAACAGCGTCGTGACAGCGAGCGCACAGCGTGTGGATGGCGTCAAGGGTGTCGATGTGCCCCAGCTCGACCCCCTTGCGCAGGTCCTTGCGCCCGCGCGCGCCCTTGTCCTCGGCGATCTCCTTGGGGTGGCCGCTAATGTGGTCCACCGTGATGTTCTTCTTGGGATCGGGGCACTTCACGTTGCTGCAGCGAAAGCCGTCCTTGCGCATGCGGCCCAGCACGAGCGACGGCGGCAAGCCGCCCTTCCCGTCGTTGTCCAGGGTGGCACCGGCCAGGCGGGCCTCGCGCCGCATCTTCTTGAGCGCCAAGCGCTCCTGCCCGGATAGCTTCTTCTCCTTGGGCTTGGGCTGGTCCTTTTGCTTCGACTTGGCATACAGAGCACTGGCTTGGCCCATTGGTAGCTCGTCCTTTCCTGGGAGCGGGGTGCTGCCACCGCCGCCCATGTGATCGGGATCCCGGCGTTCCATGGTCAGCATTGCGCAGAACAACCGCTCACGATCGCCGGTGGCCCGCAGCTCGTCTAGCAGCTGGTCGACCTGGTCCTGCGGCACGGTCAGATCGGTTATGGCCCTGCAGGTCCGGAGAAACAGCTCCTCGTTTGCGTCCTCGGCCATGTCAGCTCCCGGCTAGAAGGTTGGCTGTCTGCACCAGCTTGGTCCACTCTTGGCCCATGCCCCCGGACATGTAGTCCTGGGCCACGCCGGCCATTACACGGGCGATGCGGTCGCGTGCCTCCCCCTTGGCTTTGCTGGCAAGGCGCTGCGCGAGCTGTGCCCCGATGTGCTCGTAGCGGAGTAGCGCCATGGTTTGCTTCAGCTGCTGGGCGAACCCCACGATCGCCGACTGCGCCTGGGCGCTGTTCAGGCCGTGCTGCTCCTGGCGCGTGTGCAGGCCTAGCGCCAGGGTGGCCAGCCGCCCGAAGCGCTCCACCTCGTCGGGGTAGGCCGTTGGCGCCATCCGTGTGATCCCGCGCTCGGAGCCAGGCAACGAAAACATCTTGGGCGGGGTTACCTGCCCGCCCTCGCCCAGGCCGGCACCAGCCGTCTGGTTGAAGTAGGCGGCGACGTGGTGCTGGGCAAGGATCTCGGTCGCCGACTCTTGTAGGTCGGCAAAGGGCCGCTTCGCTTCGTGAAAGCCCTCGTACGTGTTGCCCATTGCCAGGGTAGCCGCGTGAGCAGACTCGTGCAGGAAGACCTGTACACCGGGTGAAGGTAGGCCGTTGCGCATGCCTTCGACAAAGTCCTTGGCCGTCTCCGGGCTCATGCAAAGGGTGTTGGTGCTCCAGTTGAAGTCGGCCAAGTGCCGTTTGTTCTCCAGCTCCGCCACCACGATCTTCCCAACGCCCGAGGGCTTGGCGCTGCTCAGCGGTGCCGGCGTGCCGGGCCCCGCGGACTGGTGGATCGCACTGACGAACTCGTTTGCGCTCTTGACCATGGCGTCGTGGTTGCGGGCTATGGCCTCGGCCGGCGTGCCCGACCAGTCGAGTTTATAGAGATTCGTCTCGAACTTGGGGGTGGCGGGCACCGGCAGGCCCTTAGTCGCCTCGTTGCCGTGCCGCTTGTCGTCGCGCTGCATGGCCGCCCGGTGGGCAGCCGTCAACTCGTCGCCCTCCAGCTTGCGGTCGCCCTCGCGCACCTGCTCTGGCTTGACCCAGAAGATCTGGCGGTAGCTTTTGCCCGCCCGGGTAACCTCGCGCTCGACCGGGACCAGGCCCTGCCGGCCCGCGTGCTTTTTGCAGCCGGTGACCAGGTTGTCCAGGGGATCCGCGTAGCCCTTGAACTTCAGGCCCATGCTCGAGACGGCCAGGGCCTCGGCCGTGCCGCAGTGCCGGCACCGGAAGCGATCCCGGCGCATGGCGCCCAGCACCTGCGAGGGTGGCGGGCCTTCGCCCTCCAGCTCGCCTAGGGTGGCCCCTGCGCGCTTGGCCTCGCTTTGTAGCTTGGCCTTGGCTATCGCCTCGAACGACGACCACAGGTGGGGCCGGTTCGGGGCAAAGCTGGGGATCGGCCGGTGGGCTCGAGCATACAGTGCGCTGGCTTGTCCCATGGGTTACTCCTACGCCATCAACTCACACGCAAGCACCGACGCCGCGATTGCCCGCACCGACACGCGCAGCGCCACGTCGCCCGGGCACGCCGCCAGATCGTGGGGCTGGCCGTAAACCCGGCGCGCCCAGTCCGCATTCGCCGCGCACAGGGCCTCGGGGCTGGCCACGTGCTCCAGGTCGGCCAGCTCGGCCCGCACCGCGGGAACGATCGTGGTGCCCAGCATGCCGGCCGTTACCACCTCGTCGATCGTCTGCCGCCACTGGGCCTCCAGCGCGTTCTCGAAGTCGGCATGGCCGAACAGCAGGGCTCCCCACGAGTGGTGTGGCACACACGAGTCCTCTACGAAGTGCAGGCCGTAGCCGGCAGCGCGGCGCCAGTGCTCGGCGTCGTTGGCCAGGGCAAACCGCCGTGCGACCGCAACCCAGAAGGCCGCTCCTATGCCAGCCCGCGGGAAGATGAACTCGGCCACGGGGGCCTGCCCATACTTGGCCGCCGCCTCCTGCATGGGGGTCGTCATCGTGAGGCCTCCCAGCGGTGGCCTGGGCAGGTCGCCGTATGCCACCAGCCGCAGCCCGGCCAGCTTGGCCAGGTCGCCCGCAAGCGTGCCCAGCACGCCTAACGACGGATCGCGCGCCCACTCGTAGCCGGCGCCCTGCACCTCGAAGTGCTCGAACGAGGAAAAGTCATGCTTTCCAACCTGGGTGACCATTGCCCCGTCCACGTTGGCGGCCACCTCGTGCACGCGGTCGGGCATGCCAGCCCACTGAACAAAGTCGTCCACGTGGTCGCTGAGGAACGGCTTGGCAAACGGTGCCATGCCAAAGCCACGGACCAGCCGGATCACGGTCTCTGCATAGCTCAGGTGCGTTGGTGCGTTCATAGGCAAATCCCTTCTTGGTTGCACAGGCGCTCGACAGGGCAGACAAGCGGCCGGGTCGGATCGAACCGGCAGGGCAGCCCGGGCCCGGCGGTGGCGCATGCCGCCGAAGGCCAGGGCTACCGCAAGGCACAGGACCTTCACGCCTGGGCGCCTCCAGCCAGGCCGCGCACCTGCACCGAGATCTTGCTTTGGCCGTTGTCGGGCCCCTCTCGGAACTCGGCGACCATGGTGCTAGGGGCCCTGGCCGCCCAGGCCGAGACAACCTTCTTGCAGCCGGCGCAGTAGTGCACCACCGGCATCGAGACGAACTCGCGCGTCTCCCAGTGGTCTTTGTCCCGGTAGACCTTGAACTTGACCGTGCGGATCGTGCCGCCGCCCTCCGTGGCATACTGCAATGCCAGCCGCGGGAACCGGCGCTGGAAGTCCGACGCCGGGTAGAACTGCAGCAGCTGGCCGATCGCCGGTGCCGTTTGGCACTGCTGGCATTTTGCCCCCCGTAGCACGCGGAACCGCCACTCCTCGACCGGGGTGCGCATGCCCCCCATGAACTTCCGCAGGTGCCGCTCTGCCTTAATCTTCGCGTCTCTGCCCATGGTGTGCTCCTAATAGCCGTAGGTTTTCTTCATCACGACCCTGCGCTGGCCAGGCGGCACCGTTCCCATCAGGTCCAGCCCCGGCCGCTTGCGCACGTAAAACACGATCCGGCCGCCGCCCACGTGCTCTTCCACCAGCTCGATGTTCCCCGGCGTAGCGCCCGGGCAGGTTTCGAGGAACAGCTGCAGCAGCGCCCGGCAGTGGGCCGCGCGGTCGTCGGCTAGCTCCTGCGCAACCCTGGCCACGTAGGCCCCCGGGTCACGGCTGGGTAGCTCGACCGGCGCCGTTTCCTGTGGAGCCGGATCACTCGGCCAGCGCCAGGTAATGCCCCGCTTCGACTCGTCCAGCGGCGCGAAAGGGTCGACTATGAACGGCTCCCATGCACCGCCCGGATAGGTTCTGACCAGCACGCCAAGGCCGAGAGGCTTGGCAGGTGGCTCGGCCGGCGGCTCCTGAAGGCCCAGCCGCCCGGGACGATCGCCGCGTCCGTACCACCGCTCGCGGGCGCGACTGGCCGTGTTGAAGGCCCGCAGGCAGCCGAGTATGAACTCGGCCAGGATGAAGTCGGGCGTGTTGCTGGCGTTCTCGGCGCTGCACAAGTTGATGGCGCGCCTAATGCTCGCGCTCAGCTGGTCTTCAGCTGGCTCGGGATAGCTCTCACCCTCGCAGTCCTTCTCGGGCGGCCGGGGGCCGGGCTCGGCTACGGGAACGGAAACGGGTTGTCCTGTGGGATTGGGATCCATGGGTTGCCTCCTATCGGGTTGCGGTTACCAGGTGAGTCCAACTTACCGTGCCCACCCGGGAAACCTGCTGCGCGCTGATGCCGAAAAGCCTGGCCAGCCTAGCCTTCGGCTCGCCATTTGCCTTGCGCCTGATGATCTCCTTGGCCTGCTCTTCCGTGATCTTCGCATTGCCGTGGTCTGCCCCACGCCTGCGAACATACCTGTCCATGCGCTGCCGCTGGCCCGGCGTTGCCAGGTGTAGCCAGTTGGCGCGGCCGACTGCCGCAATGGCCGTCTTGCTAACGCCAAACTCCCGGGCTAGCTCGCGGGTCGTTGCGCCCCCTGCTTTTTTTCGTATGACGTCCATGGCTTGCGCGTTGGTTAGTTTGGCCGTTGCATGCCGTTCGCCACGAGACTGCCGGCCCTTGCTGTCATGTGCAGGCACTGGGCCGTTCTTGTCGACCTTCGACCAGAAGCGGTTAGCGATGTGGCTTGCCCGTCTACCGTGTTTTTTCATTCCGCTGGCAACCCTAACGCCTGTCTAACCGTTTGGCCAGGGTATCCGGCCCTGAAGTCCTTGAGCACCCCCAGCTCGTGGTTCGTGGGGTAGCCGCCCAGCACTGCGGCCGCGACCTGGTCGACGTACTCGAGCTTCTCTCGAGCGCCGGTGGGCTCGGCGTACTTTTGCCGCCAATTGCTCTCCGGGTCGAGCCAGCACGCGAAGGCCTCGGCCCAGGCCTCGTCAGGGTGGCGCTGCGGGTACCCGGGCTCGACGTCGCTCATGTAGCGCACGAACGCCGGGTCGAGCGGGTCCTTCAGCTGGGGCAGGGTGTCCGGGTACGGCAGGGTAAAGTCGCCAAAGGTGGCCGTCCAGTCCGGCCGCTTCCACAGCTCGAAGGCATAGTTAACCGAGTGCCCCACCTCGTGCCGTATCGAGCGCTCGACGTTCTCCCACGTGATCGGGTAGCGCGGAAAGGCCGCGTCCCGCAGGTCGTTGGTAGCCAGGAACCACGGAAGGTTGACGGTGGTCGCGCGATCGGCAGCCCAGAAGCCCGAGGGGCCCAGCATGTAGGTCGGCTCGTAGTGCGCGATCCCGGCCGTGACCAGCTGGTCGTGGATGCGGTCTAGGATCTCCTTCAGCCGGCCGGTGGGCACCAGGTTCAGGCTCTCGACCGGGCGGTCCAGCAGGCCGCGGATCGGGCTCTCCTCGAACAGGGGATCCGGCTCACCGTATTGCCTGGCGATCCTGGCCCAGGTGGCCCCGCCGCGCATGATCATAGCCTTGTCGTCAATGAACAGGTCGCAGGACGGCTTGCCGCCCAGGCCGTCGTCGATAGCGTCGAACGTGCCGGGCAGCTCGCGGTCCACGAAGTCCACCATCTGGTGGTAGCGCGCCCACTGCAGGTGCCGCGAGTCGCGCCAGGTCTTGCGGTCGAGCGGCACGATGCCAGCGCGCACCAGGGGGTTCAGCGCCGGGTCGTACAGGTGCGCACGGCTGGCCCGTCCGGACCACAGGAGCAGCACATGCCCGGCCCGCTTGAGCGAGAGCAGGGCCTCGCGGGCCCCGGGCAGGAACTCGAGCGGCGTAACGACGTCGTCATACGAGCGGTCCTGGCTCACCACCGTGCCGTCGAAGTCGACTGCAATGATCACGCCGACACCCAGGCGCCGTTACGAATCCACCCGTGGTATGCCTCGGCACAGGGCAGGATCTGGGCCGGCTTCTTACGACGGCGCCTGGTCATCGCGCTTCGTTAAGCTCGGTCAAGGACTGCGCGGCCAGGTCGGCCCCGGGGGCGGGCTCCTTTTTCAGCTCGTCGATCTCGGCCTGCGGGTTCTCGATGTTGAAGTCGGCCGAGACGTGCCGGACGGCCGTGCCAAGCGTGATCAGCTTGCCCGTGCGGGCCTGCACGGTTGCCGTCACCTTGGCGGTGGTGTCCTGCGGACTGGGCACCGAGAACGGCGGCCACACCAGCTCGATCATGGTGCCGGTCACGTCGCTCAGCTTGCGGTCGACCAGCTGCACGGGCCCGCCATCGGGCTGCGTCTCCACCCTGGGCGGAAGCTGAATCTTGCGCACGATCGTCTTGATTGGCGTGGGCTCGCCGTCCTCGCCGGGCTCGCCGCCCGTTTGGACTGGCGTGGCCAGCATGCGGGCCGCGCGCACCAGCTTCGTCATCAGCGGCACCAGGCCTTTGTCGCCGTACTGCGAGCGCATCACCGAGGCCTTGGCGTGCATGCTGGCGGTGCGCTTATAGATCTCGGCCGCGGTGACCGGCCCGCCCGAGTTGGCCTCCTGGTCGGCCAGCACGCATTCGGCCGTGCGCAGGGCCCGGGCCTCCAGCCGCTCGGACTCGTCCGCTGCCATCTTGGACGCTGTGCCGGTGGTCTCGGCGAACTTCAGGTCGCCGCCCTTCTCGACCTTGATCGCTTCCTTGCTGCCGATCGGGATCTCGTTGACATTGCCGTCGCTCGAGAGCACGGGGGTCGGGTCGGCGTTCCGCATGGTGCCGCCATGGTTGGCGCTGTCCAGCTCGCCTATGCGGTCGAAGTAGTCGTAGCAGCCCAGGCAGTCGGGGTCGCCGTCCAGGTCGTCGCCCACGGGCAGGTTCTGCACCAGCTGCACGGGCACGAAGCCAAAGCCGTGTTTCTTGCTCTCTTGCACGGTGGCCGGGTCGTCCCACTTGGGCTCGGTCATGCCGTCGCCCACGGGTAGCGGCTTCCACAGGATGTCCGTTTCACGGTCGATGCGGCGGCGGTGCCAGTAATACACGTCCTCCCAGGCGCCCGTTTCTTTGTTCTGCTCTTCCCGCGGGTAGTAGAAGCGCTCGTCCAGCGAGATCAGCGACGTAGGGTCGGCGGGGTCCTGCTCGACCGTGCACCAGCGCGCGTCGAAGCACTCGAACACCACGCGGCCGGCAATGACCTTGAAGCCGAAGATCGCGGTGCCCATGCCACCGCCTTTGTTGCGAACCTCCACCATCTTCGCCCACAGGCCGTAGGTCTTCGAGACGGCCTGCACCCAGTCCTCGGTGTCGCGGTCGCCGGCTACCTTCCAGATCGGGGCCTGCGCCTCGGAGAACAGCAGCGACGTGAACCGGCTCACGATCGTGTGGCCCAGGTGGCAGGGCACACTCGGCCGGCGGTAGCGCAGCGGCAGCTTGCCCGCGACCGGCGTGGTGTTCATGCCAATGTCGACGTAGCCGCCGGGCAGGCTGGGCGCGGCCACGATCGAAGCGCGCGTGGCTGCGTCGGCGTGCTGGCTACCGTCCCAGTCGACCGAGCAGTCGTCGTGCTGCTGGCACCGGGCATAAGCCCAGTATCGATTCAGCTCGATCTGCCGCCTGGACATGCCAAGGCGCTTGATCCCCTCGTTAACCAGCTGCTGGTCGGCCACCGTGTCCACCACCTTGCGGCCTGCGCCTAGATCTCGAAGGATTCCGTTTCCCATGATGCATCCTACCAATTCAGGAGGTTGAGTGTCACGGCCCCAATTGCGGGCGGGGGCTTGTCGACCTGGCCCAGGCGCTCGCCTTCTTTGGCGAGCCAGCTCGCCATCGCCCGGTCGCCGGTGTGCGCGGGCTTGGGCCGGTAGCCCAGCAGCTCGCTCACCCAGGCCTCGATCTCGGGCTCCATGCTGCCGCCCATGTTGGGGATGATCCACTTGCAGGCGGCGAACTCGGCGGCCATGGCCTCGAACCCGAACGTGGGGTCGGCTTTGTTGCGGCCGGTGGTGTAGGGCACGATCGGGATCGCGGTGCCCGCGTGTAGCAGCTGCACGAGGTAGTCCTGCGCGGCGTTGTTCTCGACCACGAAGATGCACTGAAAGCGGTACGAGTACTCGATGACCTTGGCCATGATCTCGGCCGCCAGCCACCGCCCGCTCTCGACCCACAGCACCTCGCGGTCGCCGTTTGGGTGCACCAGCAGCACGAAGAACACGGTCAGGTCGTTGTCCTGGCCGCGCCCCACACCCAGGTCGACGCCGCAGTAGACCTTGCACCCCCAAGGAACGGCCTTGAGCGCATAGACCGGCCGCGAGCCCTGGCCGTTCTGGCCTAGGCCGCGCCGCATGCAGTCGTCAATCCACGACCGCTTGAACCGACTGCTGCTGTCGTCCCGGCACTCGCAAAACAGCTGGCTCGCGATCTCGCTGGGCAGGATCAGCTCGGCCTTGCGATTCTCGATAGCCTGCAGGGGCCAGCGCTCGGGCCAGCGGGGCGTTTCGTCCGGGTTGAGTATTGGGTACTTGAACCCATGCCATCGGCTGCTCTTGACGACCGTATGCAGAAGGTCCTCGGGGTGAAAGGCGTTGCCCAGGAGCAGGATCCGCCCGGTCTCGGGGTTGATGCGGCCGGGTATGCTCTTCAGGTACCAGTCCAGCAGCTCGGCCCGGCGGTAGGGCGAGTGGGTGTTCTCCCGGTTCACCACGTCGTCCAGAATGGCCTCGTCGATACGAACGCCTTGGATATTAACTCCCACGGCGCCCACGGCAACGCTCGGCCAGCTGGAGATATACGGGCGCTTGACCGTGATCTGCTCGGTGTTCCAGGGATTCCTAGCGTCGGGCCGCAGGTGGGGAAACACCTGGCCCAGCTCGCGCGAGCTTTCGATGTACTGCGAGATCGCGCTCATGATCTTGACGGCCGGGCCGCTGCTGGCGCACACGATGGCGAACCGCAAGGACGGGTTCTGGCCCAGGCGGAACAGGGTGCGGGCCACGGTTAGGTTTTGCGTCTTGCCACTGTTGGCGAAGGCCCAGATCACAAGGCGGTCGTAGGTGTCGGCCAGGTAGTGCCACTCTTCCTGGAAGTAGGCCAGGTCGATCGGCTTGCCCGTGTATTCGTCGCGCATCACGTAGTGACAGAAGGCCGTGATGTTCTCGCGCGCTAGCTGGATGGCGGTGCTCTCATAGTGTTCGTAGCCCTCATCCAGCAACTGGCGTTGCGACAGGGCCGTCACGGGCGCTTCACCCCTATCGGGCCGGCCACGCTGGGGGCCACCAGGTTCCCGGGCAGGGAACCCGCCATACCCATCGGGCCGCGGGGCGGGGCCACGGGCGGAGGCGTCGGGCCGGCCGCTGTGGGCACGGGGCTGTTCGAGGCCTGCGCCTCGATCACGACTCCGCTTTGCGCCGGGCTACCGGGCAGCGTGGGCGCGCGCACCTCGACCCCGCTGATGGCTCGCTGGCCCTGGGTGCGCTGTGCTACCTCCTGCGCCATTCGTACCGAAGCCAGAATGCGGCTGGCCTTCTCCTCGTCGCTCATGATCACGGGTGCGACTTCATGGGTCGTGTGGGTCTGCAGCGGGCCGCCCTGCGGGCCGGTGAACTGCAGGTTCTTGACCGGGATGCCGACGGCATACTGCATCAGCAACTCGGCCATTTCCTTCTGCTGCGGGTGCTTGCTGTTGATGGCAGCCCTGGCCATGGCGTGAATCACCTGCTCGAGAATGGTCAGGGTGACCTTCTTCCCGTTGTCGGTAAGCGGCGCGCCGTTGGGCCCGCGCACCACGTCCGCCCGGCACAGGAACCTGACCTGGCGCATGGTCGACCTGTATCGGGTCTCGACGTCCTCGTCCAGGCTGCGCGCGATGATCTCCAGGCCTGCAGCGCGCTTGCCGTTCACCCGCATCAGCTGCCGGCTCAGCGCCACTTCTATGTCCAGCCCGAAGTCGGTGTCGCTGTCGCTTCTGTCGCTGCGCTGCCCGCGCGTTCGGCCTGGCTTGGGCCCGGGCTTCTTGCGGGGCCGTGGGGCTGCTGGTGCCGCGCCCTTTGCTGGCGCCTGCTGCTGGTCAGCCATTCTCGAGAGTCCTCTCGATCGCCTCCCTCTCGGCCAGCTCCCTTCGTGACTGCTCCAGCGCTTCGATCACTTCGGGATCCGTGGCCTGCTGCTTCAGGTGCTGCGTGATCCGGTCCAGCACCATTCGCGCCAGCACACCGTCGATCCGCTCCCACATGGAGCGAGACACCTTCAGCACCCCATGCTCGGCCCGGTTCAGCGTGATCCGGTGCACGCCCGCGCGTCGCGCCAACTCAGCCTGAGTTATGCCTACCATGCTGCGAAGAAGCCCGAGCGCTTGCATTGCCCTTGCCCTTCCCATGTATCACCAGCCCCTAGGGACTACACATGTAGTTCTGCGCCCACAGTCGAGCAGCTGCGAATTGTCGAGCGATCTTGCGCTCTTGCCGACCGAGGTTGCGAGCGCCTCTCGTTTTGCCCTGTCAGGTGCGGGATCCGAGGGCAGATCCGGGCTTCGCAGGGCAGTGCGAGAGAGATTAAGGGGCGGGGCTGGGCGCAGCTGTCAAGATAAATCGCCCTGGCCCGACGGTGGCAGCGCGGGCGGGGGAATGTGAGGTGGCTTACGTTAGGGGCGCAAATCGCCACGCTGTGGCGTAGCTGGAGGCACCACTGGAGGGGATCCGATCGCGACCTGCCGGCTACCACACCGCCATGACCGGTCGTTTACCCTACTTGCGAGGCGACTTGGAAAGTGCGGCCTTCAGCTCCGCAGCTGTCTTGCCCGATGCGCGAATCTCGGCAAGCAACCGAACCATCGACGGGTTATCTTGGAGCCAGCGCTTCATCTCGGGACTCACGGTGCCTTTGAGATTCTCGAGCTCAGCCGCGGGAACTCCGAGTGCTTTTGCGATTTGGTCGAGCTTACCAGTACCGCGACGACCATGCTCCAGGTCGCTCAAAAACGGAGCAGAAACATTCGCTTTAGTCGCAAGCTCTCTCAGGGACATGCCCCTTGTCTCCCTCAACTCTCGTATCTTCTGGCCGAGCGTGATTTCGGATGTCATGTTGGCGTCTATGTCCTCCATTTTGTTAGCTTACACTGCTAACATGGCCGGCACAAGCCCCTGCGAGGTCTTTGGGGGCGCCTAAGCGCCAACACCGCTCTTCCAGGCCTTCACGGGAAGCATTGCTTGCCTGTCTCCGCTCAGGGGCAAAGCTGCCTGCTTTAGCTGGCAGTCCATTACTGCGCAGGGCTGGGCATTTATGACCAGCAACTGAACAAAAATCGCAATAGACTCCAGGGCATGGCGGCCAGCAGCTTCGGCCCCGGCGACGACGACCCCACTGCCGTCAGTGCAGCCA